CATTATTCGCCCTCCCCTTGAGCTTCAAGAAATTGATCGTGCCTTGCTTCTGCTCTTTCGTGTTGTTCGTTTTCGTCTTGTACTCTTTCCCATATCTCAACATTACTATTGCCATGCTTTGATATGAAATCTTTTAAGGTCATGTGTTCTGCGTCCTCTTGCATACCAATCAACCAATCGTTAGTCTTACTCATAAGTTCTGCTTTCTGTTAGTTGTTAATCAATGACACAATATCCCATATACTTGACAAATTGTCAATAAATCTTTTCTGTGGATAAGTTATTTTTTTACTTGACATCTCTGGGAAAATATGATATGTCCCCGACCTACTATATCTTGTGTCCCTGCGGGACCCACCCACCACATCTAGTGTTTGCGAATTAGAATCATTCTAAACTGCGACCTACTACATCTAGTATCTCGGAGAGGGGTCCCATACCATATCTAGTAGCTTGTGCACTATGGGAGGGCCCACCCGGAAAGTCACAGCATAGGGATCCTAATATGTCATATATAGTTTGATTTGGACATAGATCTGTGTTATTTTCATTTTCACTTTTATCGAAATAAAAACGCAAAAATTTTGCGCAAAATTTTTTTCAAATGCTAACACCAGAACAAATAGCTAACCTCCCTGCAGATACCAAAAAAGAATATTTAAAAACAGCGTTGCTTCTAGATGAAAGAAAAAAAGAAGAAGGCATAAGAAAAGACTTCCTGCAATTTGTAAAATATATGTGGCCTGATTTTATAGAAGGTGAACATCATAAAATAATGGCTGATAAATTTAATCGCGTTGCAAACGGTGAACTAAAACGATTGATCATTAACATGGCGCCGCGGCACACGAAGTCTGAGTTTGCATCAAACTTTCTACCTGCGTGGATGATTGGTAAACAACCTAACTTAAAAATAATCCAGGCCACGAACAACGCTGAGTTAGCCGTGAGATTTGGTCGTAAAGCCAAATCACTAATTGATATGGAAGACTATCAAAAAATATTTAACACAAGACTACGTGAAGATTCAAAAGCTGCAGGTAAGTGGGAGACAGATCAAGGCGGCGAATATTATGCAGCCGGTGTCGGCGGATCGATAACAGGTCGTGGTGCAGACCTATTGATCATTGATGATCCACACTCGGAACAGGACGCGATGAACATGGCTTCATACGATAGAGTTTATGAATGGTATACATCAGGACCACGACAACGTTTGCAACCTGGTGGTAGAATTATTTTAGTTATGACAAGATGGAATGTAGCTGACCTAACAGGTAAATTACAGAAAGCACAAAAAGAACCAAAGGCAGATCAGTGGGAGGTAATTGAGTTTCCGGCAGTCTTACCTTCGGGAAAACCAGTTTGGCCAGGCTATTGGAAGATTGAAGAATTAGAAGCGGTAAAAGCATCCGTGAGTATAACAAAGTGGAATGCGCAATACCAACAAAACCCAACAGCAGAAGAAGGCAGCATTATAAAACGTGAATGGTGGCAAGTGTGGGACAAAGAAGAACTACCACCTTTGATGCATGTCATACAATCTTATGACACCGCGTTTATGAAAAAAGAAACAGCAGACTACAGCGCCATAACTACCTGGGGCGTATTTCAACCAAGCGAGGACAGCGGACCGCAGCTTATCCTGGTAGATGCTATAAAAGATAGATATGAGTTTCCAGAACTAAGACGTGTTGCAAAAGAACAATACGATTATTGGAAACCGGAGTCTGTGATCATTGAGGGTAAAGCCTCGGGGTTACCGTTAACCTATGAAATGCGCAAACTAGGGATACCAGTTATTAACTTTACACCTAGCCGTGGAAATGATAAACATACTAGAGTGAACTCTGTAGCACCGTTATTCGAAGCGGGGCAGATCTGGGCACCAGATGCAAAGTTTGCAGAAGAGGTTATAGAGGAGTGCGCTGCATTCCCACTAGGTGAACACGATGACTTGGTGGATAGCATGACTCAAGCCGTAATGCGATTTAGACAAGGTGGTTTCATAGATCATCCAGACGACTATGAGGATGAACCGTTACCACAACAACAAAGGACGTACTATTAATGGCGATAGACAAACCACAAGACTTAACAAAAGAAATGCCTGTCATTGATCCAACGGTTGAAGTTCAAACACCTTTGGAAGAAGGTGTACCTGAACTAACATCTGACATGATTGAAATGACTGATGACGGCGGCGCAGAAATTGATCTTGATCCTTCTGCAGCAGCACCTGAAGGTGGACAAAACCACGAAGCAAACTTAGCTGAATTTTTAGACGACACTGTTTTGAACGGCATCTATGATGACCTCAAAGAAAACTACGATGATTTTAAATCATCAAGAAAAGATTGGTCCGACTCATACACCAAAGGATTAGACTTACTTGGTTTCAAATATGAAAACAGATCAGAACCATTCAACGGCGCAAGTGGTGCGACTCATCCAGTTTTAGCAGAAGCCGTTACACAGTTTCAAGCGCTCGCATACAAAGAATTACTTCCAGCAGGTGGACCTGTTAGAACACAGATTGTTGGTGCAGTTGATCAAGCACGAGAAGATCAAGCACAACGTGTAAAAGATTTCATGAACTATCAACTTATGATTGAGATGAAAGAGTACGAGCCAGAGTTTGATCAAATGTTATTCAACTTACCGCTCGCAGGATCAACTTTCAAAAAAGTTTATTTTGATTCTGTGATGGGTAGAACAGTTTCTAAGTTTGTGCCGGCGGAAGAGCTATTAGTTTCTTACAACGCAACATCATTAGAAGATACGGACACAATCATACATGTCATAAAAATATCTGAAAACGATTTGCGTAAGCAACAGGTTGCAGGCTTTTACAAAGATATGGATCTTGGAGATCCAGGATATGAAAGCAGTGATATTGAAAATAAAAAAGAAGAGATAGAGGGCGTAGAAAAAGCTAATGGTAATGAAGTGCACACGCTTCTCGAGTGTCATTGTGAATTAGAAATTGAAGGATTCGAAGACAAAGACGAACAAGGAATGGAAACAGGAATTAAACGTCCTTACATTGTAACTCTTCACGAAGACTCAGGTGAGGTATTAGCAATCAGAAGAAACTACGGTCCGATGGATCCGTTAAAAAGAAAAAAAGAATATTTTGTGCATTTCAAATTTTTACCAGGTCTTGGGTTTTATGGATTCGGCCTTATCCACATGATCGGCGGTTTGTCGAGAACTGCAACTGCAGCGCTTAGACAACTTTTAGACGCCGGCACCTTGTCTAATTTACCGGCCGGATTTAAACAACGAGGCATCAGAGTACGTGACGAAGCTCAACCGTTGCAGCCGGGAGAGTTCCGTGATGTTGATGCACCTGGTGGAAGTTTAAAAGACGCGTTCATGACGTTGCCTTTCAAAGAACCAAGTGGCACGCTCCTTCAATTGATGGGCGTGGTTGTACAAGCAGGACAACGTTTTGCATCAATCGCTGACATGCAGGTCGGTGATGGCAATCAAAGCGCAGCGGTAGGCACGACTATGGCGTTATTGGAGCGTGGATCGCGGGTTATGTCTGCCATACATAAAAGAATTTATGCAGCTATGAAATGTGAGTTCATGTTACTTGCGAACAACTTTGCAATTTATCTACCAAAGATGTATCCATACGATATTGTTGGTGGTCAGAGACAAGTTTTTGCACAGGACTTTGATGAAAGAGTTGACATCATACCGGTTGCAGATCCAAACATCTTTTCACAAACACAAAGAATTACAGTTGCACAAACAGAATTACAACTTGCTATGTCTAATCCTGGTATGCACAACCTATACGAGGCTTACAGACACATGTATGAAGCTCTTGGCGTTAAAGATGTTAATAAATTACTACCGCCACCGCCTCAACCACAACCATTAGACCCAGCAAGTGAAAATATTTTGGCCTTGAACGGCAAAAAGATACAAGCTTTCCCACAACAAGACCATCAAGCGCACATGAGAGCGCATTTACAGTTCATGGGCACTACAATGGTGCGAAATAATCCAAAAGCACTTGGTATTTTGCAACAAAACTGCATGGAACACATAAATTTGATGTCAAATGAGCAAGTTCAGATGGAATTTGCCGAAGAAATTGCAAAAACCACAGCATTACAGCAACAAATGCAGGTTATGATGCAACAAATGGGCCCTCAAGCGCAACAAAACCCACAATTTATGCAAATGCAGAAGGATATTCAGCAATTAGGCGTTGTTATGGAGTCAAGAAAGGCTGTTTTGATAGCTGAGTTCACAGAAGACTACGCAAAAGCAGAAAAAGAAGTTCTAAATCAGATTGAAAATGATCCTCTGCTCAAACTTAAAGATAGAGAGATAGATTTAAAAGCAAGAGAGGAGGCAAGAAAAAAAGAAGAAGCCGAAGACAAATTAAATATGGAAAAAATGAAGTTAATGCAAAATAGAAATATTTCTGAGGATAGATTGGAGCAGGATGATGAGCATGCCAAACTTAGGGCAAGTGTTTCTTTGGCAAAAAGTGGCATTCAGAAAATGAAGGCGACTGTCGTTGAGGGTCAATGATGAATAAACAAGAACAAAGAACTTTTGGAATTACAGAAAATTTACTAAAAAAACCTATACCAAGATTTTACGGAGCAGGTGATCATAAAGTGCAACTTGCCTACATAACACCTGACGAAGCTGACTTACTTTCTGCACTAGACTTACACGGTAGTAATCCACCTAACCCTGGGCCGGAGGGTATACCAAACTTTAATGACCCAGGATTGGGGGCAAGTGGCTCAGAAATGAGTGCTGCAGAAAGAGGAGATGTTAGAGGATCTGGGTTATCTGCATCAGACGTAGCGGGAATACAAGCAGGTTTTAATGCAGCAGCAGCTGGTCAACAGGCTTCTCAAGACTTTATGGATAATCAAAATACCAGTACAACTTCGACTACTCAAACTACCACTACAGAAGATGATACTACCACCGATCCAACTTTTACAGATAAAGTAAAAACTTATTTTAAAAATAAATTTTCACTTCCAGGTATTTTAGGGACAGCTATTGGATATGGTTTGTTTGGACCTTTTGGTGGTTACCTGGGTGGGACAATAGGTGGAACTTATGGTGATGATGATCCATCAAATGATTTTGGTGCTAATATGATGAACGCATTGAGCACTGATCTTGAAGGCCTTGGCAGTTTGTTTGGTCCAGCAGAAGACCTGGGTCCTGATAAGGGTGGCAACAATCAAGGTCCTATACTTCCCATTGATCCTGTTGAAGATCCTGTCGAAGAAATTATAGAAGACGATGATACAGACGGTACTGGCTCTGGCTCATCAACATTAAATTTAAATCCTAACTTTGCAACATTTGGATACAATCCTATAACCAATAGCTTTGGTTTCAGGCCATGAGAGAATCAGATTTTATAGCACCATTGGGATTAGCGACATTGTTTGCTGCTTTAAAAGGTAGACAAAACAAAATGGATTCACAAACAGCATACGCTAATGAAGTTGAAAGACTTAATGAGTTAGCTTTGCAATCACAAGAAGAGACAGAAGATATTAGTCCTGAACCTGAAGAACAAAAACAAGAATTAACTTCTTCTGATCTTTTATCTGAAACGGGCAGCGATTTATTTAATTCAGCAATCTTTTCAGCTTTTATGCCAGGTGGTTTGCTGGGTAAAGGTTTAGCTTTTAACACGGGCATGTATGTTGCTACTGGTGGTGGTAATGAAACTATTCAAAACATGGTAGATGTTATTGATCCTGAAGGTGTAAGTAGAACCGTTCCGCCTAGAGGGGACGGTCCTGAATTTTTAGAAGGTATTATGGATTTTTATAGAGGTATGGCAGATGATGATGGAAAACTAGAACTGGTGCCTAATTTCTTTGCGCCAGGAGGACAAAGTCCTTACCTCGGATATAAAGATGGCGGCTTGGTAACATTATTTGAATCTAAATAATGGCTATATCACGTTCACAAACAGGTAAAACTGTATCTAAAAAAGAAAAGAAAATCAGCAAAGTAATGCGTGAATATAAAAAAGGTAAATTAAATATTGGAAAATCTAAGAAAAAGGTTAAGAATAGAAAGCAAGCCATAGCTATCGCACTTAACGAAGCGGGTGTAAAACAAAAGAGGAGACGCACATGATCGAATCACTAAAAGCAAAAATGATTGACAAGTGGACTGCAATGAGTTGGAAAACAAAACTTATTGGTGCAGCTATCATTGTTATAATTATCATCGGAATAATCACATAAATAAATGATACTTGACGTTATCAAACTAGCAGTAGGCGCTGGCACACACATAATGACAAATAGACAGAAGCGCAAAATGCTCGAGTCAGATGCAGCTATGTTGCATGCACAAAAGATGGCGAATGGAGAGGTCGAGTATCAAGCAGCTGTAAGACAATCAAATGACAAGGGATGGAAAGACGAGTTCGTTTTGATCCTCGTAAGCGCCCCAGTGATTTTATTGATATGGTCTGTATTTTCAGACGATCCACAGATACAAGAAAAATTGCACATGTTTTTTGAACAGTTCAATAATCTGCCTTTTTGGTACCAGACGCTCTTTGTCGGAGTCGTAGCTAGTATATACGGACTCAAGGGCGTAGATATATTTAAGAAAAAGTAATTTGACTTAATCATACATCGGGGGAAAAATGGGGGATGAAGATAAGCCCAAGAACCCGCTTGACGAGTTCTGGGAAA